TATCAAATGCTTTCACTGAATAAGTATTTAATTTGCGCTCACCACCTGAACGCTCAAGTAATCCCATTTCAACAAGTGATTCGCAAGCAGTTATAACCGAACGATTACTAAGCCCCGTCACTTCCATGAATTGACTAACTGAAATACTGTCTGATTCTTTATTCCAGCCTTTTGTTTTGCGAACCACAAATAAGTAACATTTAAGCTCTGCGCAAGTGAGTTTTGCTAGCAACTCATCAATAACAGAATTGGGAATTTGAAACGCATTAGGAATAAATTTACTCATCACGCCTCCAACCAATACTGGGCCACACGTTTTCCGCTTGGCACGGTAATCATTTTGCTGATGATGTTGTGACCACGCTTTTTAAGGTCATAGATACGGGCACCAAGACGTAAGCAGTTAAAGCGCTTTTCTGCGTTTAAGTGCGTTAATCTCTCACCGTTTTTTAGTGCTTTTAAAATTTGTGCTGATTGTGTTTGACTTGCCGTCTCGTTTTGATTAATATTATCCATGTTAATTTTTTCCTAAATTGCCACGGTTGCCGCCGTGGTTTTTTATTGCCGTTTATTTAGCGAGATCACGCACTCGATTGAGTGTTGTGTTGTTGCTAAATGCTTGTTTAATAATTTGCGGATCGTGTCTTCTTCATCGCTTGTGATTTCGCCATCTGCCAGCGCTTTTTCTAATGCCTCAAACAATAATCCACGCGCGGACAGCTCACGCAGTTGCAAGGTTGAGATTTCTACCGAGTCCAATTCACCTGCGACTGGTGCAGGCACAAAATGGCCGCCAGCACTCCGGCAAAGCTCCTCGATAAAATCAGTGCATCCATACTCGAGCTGCAATGCGATCAATTCCTCGTTTTTAAAGCGTTGTCCTTTCGTCTGATATAAGCGGTTATTCAGCTCCGCCTCCGAAAATCCGAGAAATCCTGCTACCGCACTTTTGCCACCAGGAATCCGATCAATCATTTCGATAATAACTTTCTTCATTTCCATAATTTTTGCCTTATTTTTATGGTTTTCTTTTCAGTTGGTGTTGGTAAATTACAGTCATGCGATAATCGCAGAGCCTGACTTAATAGGTTTGCTAAAGTGTCGAATTTCTTCCGCAGAGACAGAACCGCCCAAGGCTTGAGATAGAATCTCGGAATATCTGGTTTCACCTGTATATTCAGTTCTTGGTAGAGAATTTGATGTGCGCCATTTGTAAACAGCTCGAACAGAAAGCCCACATAAATCTGCCACTTTAGCCACACCCAAAGAGTCAATAATGTGTTTTAAGCTTTTCATATATAACCTCTTTAAATGAACTTTGGGTACATAATAAATCAGAACTGAAAGTACTTCAAGTTTTATTTATAATTGAACCAATAGTTCAAAGGTGGATAAAATGATTACTGAAGAAAAAATTAAACAGGACTTTGCCGCTCGGTTAGACATTGCGTGCAAAAGAAAGAACTTGCCAGAAAAAGGCAGGGGAAAAATTATTGCAGATATACTGAAAATTACGCCAAAAGCTGTGAGCAAATGGTTTAATGCGGAGACGTTGCCAACTCAATCAAATATCTATGTTTTGGCCGATTTTCTAGGCGTTACAAAGGAATGGTTAAGTTATGGTGATAAGAATGCTTCAATAGAGCAAATCGAAAAACAAAGAGCTTATCCCCTATTAAGTCCCGTTCAAGCAGGACTATGGACTGATATTGGATCGCTTGAAGGGTTTGACGGTTACGAGATGATCCCAAGTACTGTCATCGCCTCTGAAAACTCTTTTTATTTACGAATTGAAGGTAAATCTATGCTCCCCCGTTTTAATGAGGGCGATCTTGTTTTAATTGATCCCGATATTGTACCAACCCCAGGAAAATTCGTGGCAGCAATCAATGGCGACAACGAGGCGACATTTAAACAATACAAAGAGCTTGGTACAAGAACACCAGAAGGCATACCGCACTTTGAGCTTGTTCCGCTCAATCCGATGTTCCCAACATTAAGCTCACTCAACCAAGAAATCCGTATTATTGGCGTGGCAAGAGAACGCGTAGAAACGTTATAGCGTGGAGTGAGTATGTGGGTTTAATGGGTTGTAATGGCAACGGTAGAGGAAGTGTTATTGGATAAGATAATGGATAAAATCATATTTATCAGAGAAAGAATGGAAATGGGGATAACCCGTCCCTTTATTTGTCAAACAGATAAAGAGAATTGGTTTATCATAAAAACATTGTCTATGATGCCAATCAGTCAATTATTAGCGGAAGTCATAGGCTCAACACTGGCTCATGAAATAGGGCTTCCGTGCCCAAGTATTGATTTTGTTGAAATAACGCCGGAATCAACCCAATACGTTTCTCCTGAGTGGCGGCAAGACTTGCCCAACGGAATAGCATTTGCATCATCATTTGTGGTAAATGCCAAAATTGCCAAAACCGTTCAAGTCAAAAATCCTGCATTTTTATCGGAACCAGAACAAAAATTACTCTATATGTTTGATCGTTGGATTTTAAATTCTGACAGAACCGCATCACAAGTCGGTACAGGAAATATTAATCTGCTTTTTGACGAACAACAGCAAAAAATTTTAGTGATAGATCATAATCTTGCTTTTGACGAAAGGGCTGATTTTTCTGAACATATCTTTTCACCACAGAACAGAGAGTGGCGACTTGACTGGGTGGATAAACAAACTTTTACAGACAAAGCCATTGACACACTCAAAAAATTTGACCATATTTATCACTCCATTCCGGATGATTGGTTTGTTGGAGACGAAGAATTTCACAAAATTGAGCACCAAATCAACCGAATAAAAGCACTTTTAAACCGAATAACACAAGAAAATTACTGGGACAACATAGAATGAAACAACCTATTTTATACAGCTTTGTGCGGTATCGTCCGTACTTTGAAACAGGCGAGTTCGTCAATGTTGGCTTATTGATGTGCGAGCCCCAAAAGAAAAAACTCACTTATCAACTTGTACCTAAAAATAACAAGCGCGTGAATGATTTTTTCTATAAAAGCAAAATGTTTGAAACTGTCCGTGAAACGATTAATGATGAATTACAATATATAGTTAATCAACCATTTAACGGCAGCGCCCAAGAGATGGCGACCTTCTTTCACCATTACATTGATGTGAAAGAGGGCATTGTTCAATATAGCAATGCTGCGGTAGGTATGGTGGATGATCCGCAAGATTATTTTAACAAGCTATATACGCAATTTATCCAAAATGCTGGAGTAAAGACAGAAAGCCAAGAACAAGTGATTTTGAAACATTACAAAACCTTGTTTAGACAAGAAAACGACAGTGTTCTTGCACAATACAAACAATATATGGTGAATGGTGATTTTGCTAAATTTGCCCTTCCTTTGGCATTGAAAAACCAACAAGATAAACATATTTTAAAAGCGGTAAAACCTCTTGCATTCGATCAGGTTGAAAGCCCGAGCATGATTGAACATTGTGATAGTTGGGTAGCGAAAATTAATCGCGCAGAGCAAGAAGGATTTATTAAAAGAGAGAATATTTTATTTGCGCTTGATACACCAAACACAGCGCATAAAGCTAATATTCTCGATACAATTAAGCGAACATTTGATCACTTCAAGTTACAACACATTAGCTGGAATGAAGATAAACAAATTATTAATTTCGCTAAAGCCATTTAACCGTTAAACCACTCACTGACGCGGTTTCATCTGATGTCTCCGACATCAATGTCGGAGACATATCAACCACAATAACCGCCTTCTGGCGGTTTATTTATTAACATTTAAACTCCGCAATCAACTCCTCCAGCACAATCCTCTCCTGCTCATTAGCGCGCACAATCCTCAACTCTTCATCTACGCGCGACACTATCTCATCAACACCTAAATCGTTAATTAAGTCGTAATTTAACGAGATTAGCCATTTTTTAAACTCTTTTTTCATAATTCGCCCTCCTTATCGGCAGATCCATAATAAACCAACCTCAATTTAAACCAATTATCGCCACCAAAACTTGCGATCAGCATCGCAAAAATCACAAAAACACACATCAAAACACAAATTTTACTTTGCGATTGATTAAAAAATAAGCAATCAAACACATTTCTTGAAAATTTATTTATTTGAAAATCAATCTGTTATGAACAAATAGTACATTTTATCCAAAATATGTACTTTTTGTTCTTGACTATAATGAACTAGAAGTACATAATGCACCCATCAAAACGAGATACACAAACAAGGAGCCTAAAAATGACAAATCTTCAAAACTTTAAAAAACAGCTTAACTCAGTCGCACCGATTGAGTGCGATTTAAAAGTTGGCGACCGAGTTATTTATAAAAACGACTTTGGAATCAAATTTGGGCCATTCGAGGTTATCGGGTTTGAAAAGAAAGAAGATATTTCAGGCGGAAGATTTGTTTACTTGAACAGTGATAGTTACTGGTTCCCGGTGAAAGCGGAACAACTAACAAAACAATAAGAATCTTTACTAAGCCCTCGCGGTGAGGGCTTGAATAAAGGTTTTA